TCCAATGGGTCCAGCAGATCCTGTAGGTCCAGCAGATCCTGTAGGTCCAGCAGATCCTGTAGGTCCAGCAGATCCTGTAGGTCCTGTAGGTCCAGCAGATCCTGTAGGTCCAGCAGGTCCAGCAGGTCCTGTAGGTCCAGCAGATCCTGTAGAAAATACCCATTCATTAGAAACTGAGTCATATACAATTATTTCACCATCTGAAGGTGAACCCGACTGTATTTGTATATCATTTATGACATTTTCTCTTTTTTGAGGATTTCTTACTAAAAAATTGGCCATTTTTACTACTGAAATTATGTTCACGAATAATATTTTTTCAATTCTTTTATGATATACGTTTCTATGTCTCTATGCTTCACGGTGTAAGGCACAGTAATCAGAAGGATACCATTTTTTTTACATAACAACCTTTTCTTCTCATCTCTATACTTGAGATTGGTAAATGCGTCTTTGTTGTTATGAAAGTAAGGTATGTAATTATAATGTTGTTCTCCGTTGTACTCGACTGCAATCTTCATTTCATCGTTATAACAATCTAATTCCAAGTTAGATCCACTCACTGTATTCATCAAAAAGTTGGGCCTAACCTTTGGGAATTTTTTACCTGTAATTTTTTCAATAGCTCTTCTACACTCCGTCTCCCCTTTACTTTCAAATGATATCTTTTTTTTAGGATCAAACCGTTTAATCGGTTTAATCGGTTTAATCATCAGATCCAATATTAACGGCGTGTGATCTGTGTATGTTCCCTTCTCACCTGATAACCAGTTGCGCATGAATAGAACTGCAAACATGATCACGGCAATATAAAACAGGGTTATAAACATGTTATTCTCTATACTTAGGATTGTTTTCTTAAACCACATTTTTCATAGAAAATTAAGTTTTTCTTATTAAGATCCACGTCATATCCTGACTCTACAGCCTTTTCACAAGCCTTCTGACCCAACTCGTGCTCCTTTACGTAGTATGCCACTATTCCCAACTCTTGCCATCTATCATGATTGTAGCATCTCTGATTTACCCAAAGGATACAATTTGAGGGATATGGAAGTTCGCATGCTAGTTTAGCAAACAAGAATGCAAGCTTGAACTTGCCCCTTTTTCTATATATTCTTACAATACCAATCAAAGGCTCAGCCCTCTCAATCAGCTGATATGCTTTCAGATACCATTTCACACTATCATCCTCATCTCGTTCTAGTTGACCACATTTCATCATAGAATTGAACCTCTCCTCGAAGAAACCATCCTCATTGTTTGCTCTCTGTTTATAGAAAAACATTGCATCCGCCTTCATATTAAGACAGTCGTACGTTTGGGCCAGATAGTATTGGCTACGCCCGTTGTTAGGATTCATGGCAATGTTCCTCTTGAGGAGTGTCAGATCTTTTTTCCACCGTGTTTGCGATTTGCCATCGTTATCCTTTACCCTATCTTGATAAAGGATAATATCACCCATTTTTCCAATCTTAGCCCCGGGAGGTACATCAATGTACTCGTGAACGGAACCTTTATACCTGAAACCAGTGTTTGATTTGATCAGCCTAATGTTGTAATAGTCTAATTCTTCATAAGGACCAACATACCAACGTTGATGTAGTAGGAACCCTTCCTCACTTGCCCCATTTATTAGCTGTTTCAGATTCTTGTCACACCTATACTCATCGTTGCTGTCTAGTAACAACAGGTAATCGTACAAGAGTTTGTCAGCAAAGTCAAGAAGCATATTTCGTGAGGTAGCAAAGTCCTCAAATTGACCTTGAAGTAAATGAAAATGTATGTTGTGTTTCTCCGCGAACTGTTTTACGATTTCTACCGTCTTGTCCTCTGACCCCGTGTCGAATAATATGATACCATCTACTACATCCTTCACACTATTCAACGTAGTTTCAATCCTCTTCTCTTCGTTTTTAACCATAAGAACAACAGCTAGTTGAACTTCACTTTGTAAATGATTCATTTTCACTGTTACAAGTTGTCTATAACTTATCTGTACCTGTACATCACTATCCCTACAATGATAAAGCCAATGACCCAGATAAGCCACGTGTAACCGAAAAAGTCAGCTAATTTACTAGACCATGACAAGTCTTCCTCAAATTCGTCATCTTCTACGTCAACATTTTCGTCATCTTCTACGTCAACATTTTCGTCATCATCAACCACGACATCGTCATCCGTAACAACGGGGGGTCCTGAAACCATTGTAAAATCCTGATTCATGAAATCCTGAGCCGCGATCCAGAATTTACGTTTAATACATACAAGCACCGTGTCGCTAGGAACCTCAATCTCCTTGTTTGAACACGCTTTTGAACAACTGTTATTCTTATCACATGATGGTGTTTCTACACACATGTTTGAATTCCATTTTACACATTTGTAGCATGACTGTTTCTTTGTAACACCACACCTATTGTCATCGGCGCATTTGAATGCTTTCTGTCCCTTAATTGTGGAACATGAGAGTGATGGTACTACACATTTGTATCCATCAACCCTCATTGCCCAGCACCCTCCAAGCGATAGTTTGTGGTTGTTTAGGATTCTAAAGAGAGCTACTAAGCCGTATCGACGTCCTCTGTATGGTTTACGCACCCAATCACCGTATGGTTTCGCGTTTGGATCAGAGTTCCTGGAATCTTGAATTTTTCTAAGAAAGTTCACAAAGACGCTTTTGAGATAGGGATCCTTTTGTAAGATCTCTCTCAGTTCAGCATCGGTAGCAGGACTCTTTCCATAGCGCTTTGTTATATCATTTGCTATCTTCATTCTATTCTTCAAACGCATGATTTGGTGGAAACCGCGAGCGTTATGTAGATACTCATCCTTAATCTCTGCCTCTTTTGCCATCGCGGTAGCTGTCTTTGTGAGACCTAAACGTTTGAGGAAATTGAGAAGATTGGCATTGTACATTATATCCTCAGTTCCTTTAGCTATATCCACGGCTTGTCCGTTGAGTGACAGGCGATAATCCCCCGGTGTTCCCTCTATCGCGAGGTTGTTTATCTCTTCTGGAGGGATGTCGAGATCCCTCAACATTTGCTTGAATGAATTTAACTCTGTTGATGGGTTTAAGATTAAACCACCCTTATTCCCCACGCTGATTCGGTTAGATAATTCAGCTATCGTTTTGTAGATTACCATATATTGATCCATCTATTTTAGTAATATGCAAAGATTTTTAAACATATCATCCTTAAATATAAACTATGTATTAATCGGCGGGCGAATGACTCGGTGAACATGTGTCATAGTTGAATATTGGGTTGTTTTCGATTGACGTTAGAGATCTAAAGCCGGCTCATGTAGATCAAAATATGCCAAAACCTACATCACCAGAGAGGCCCCCTGTTAAGAGGAGAACGAAGGTCGTCAAAGTAGATGCTAAAACAGTAGATGCTAAAACAGTAAATGCTACAAAAGTAGATGATAAAAAAGTAAATGCTACAAAAGTAGATGCTGAACCACTAAAAACTGTGTTTGATCAAACATCTGCTACTTCAACAAAGATTGATAATAAGGATTACAACAACGTAGAGGTTGATAGTGCGATTGAAAAACCTATTCACGTAGAGCAGTCGGTGAGTAGGACCAAGGTTTACCCTGCTACGATCAACCTGCTGTTGAACATTTGCAAAGAGGATGTTGGCGTTGTGAAGGAAGCGTTCAAGAAACGCAACCGTCATAAATATATTAATATTTTTGAAAACTACAAGAAGAATCTCACCGATCGCGACTACTCGATCATAAATGGGGCTTTGAATTATCTTTACGATTATAGTCGTGTAGCATCTATTCCAAAGGATATAGCTGTATGGATGCTTGCTATCAAGGACATACCTACAAGTCATATCATATCATATACAAGTAAAGCTGTTCTGACGGAAATTGCCAAGGAGCATGGGTTGCCTTATTCCAACAAGAAGGTTGTAGCTCTCGTTGAGAGTATCCGTGGCGTTATTGATTCATATTAAGTATCTCAAATTCATAACCAGAGAGGTTATGAAACTATACATTTAAAGACATGATTTCATAGATGATCCTAAACGTGCCATCGTAGAGATAGGTGCTACTCTGAGTTGCCATAACTCTGCATTACGTTTCCTCATTAGTCGTTCCTGTAGTTCTGTTCTGAATGTGATCGCCGAATCTGTAAATGCGTTGTTTGCTAGTTGCCTGTACTCATCGCCTTCGCTCTGAGTTAACATTTTGTCTGAACCATAAGTATTAGCCCATGGGAACACATCCACGTTACTACGAGTGATGTAATTGGGCATCGTAATCGCATCTACATCATCGTAAAAGAATTTGGGACGTCCTGTCAATTTATCTACGTAGGACCTGTAACTGGTACCATATCCAGTGAAACGAGGGTCATAAACGTTGGTATGATCTTGAGTAATAGGTTCTTTTACGCTTTGAGGTGTGATAATTGTGTTCTTGGGATCATGCATGGTGTACTTTATCATATCATCCGTTTGCTGGACTTCTGTAGGCCCCCACTGCTGAAGGTAGGAAATTCCAATGTTACTATTTATAGGCTCACCGATATGTGATTTCTGAAACACCCCCGGTTGGAGCGTCTGAGTGATAATGTTGTCACGCCTAGGACTCTCAAAGCATGGAATGATATGTTTATCATCCACAATCTCTTTTTTGGGTGTCATGTACTGATCTGGATCTGGGGTAGGATCGTTTATGATCTGATAACGTCTGTTCCCGTGATGTCTGTTCCTGCTCCCATGATCTCTTTTCCCATGATCTCTTTTCCCATGATCTCTGCTCCCATCTTTTGACATATCTTTGAAATCTCGAAACCCTTCGATTATGTTTTCATTTTCAGTTTTATTATTTCCCTGAAGGACTTTACATTGACAAGGAATGTACATGCACTCCTTGCATTTGGTTGGGAGAATACCATAGTTATAACCTACCATGTCCGCGTCAAAATTTGTCTCTTTATTAATTTGCGAGTGGACCGCGAAATCATTATTACGCCATGAATCTAAATCATGAGAAGGTGGGGCTATAATGGGAGTTATCCTAGTTTTGGGATTGGGTCCACCGACCAGTTTCTGATTAATTGAGGTATGATTTGTATCATATTCTAACAACACGGCGTCATTACAGAATCTTTTCTGACTAGTTGGGAAGCCAACCTTATTAACGTCTGGGTGCTTGATTGAGTTGTACTCTCTCATGAATTCATACAATTGTTGAGAGTTTGATTCGTCTTTTGAATCAACATATCCTTGTTCGAATTGCTCGATAGTTGGTTCCCCGATTGCACTTGAATACACGCTCATCGTAACAACCATTACGATGATCATCGTACTGAATGCAATCATAGGCTTGTATACCGCGATTACTACGCATGCGATCAGTGCCATTCGCGTTATCGTGTTTAGTTTTGTTGACAAGCTGTCTTCGGGACTTGGTAGGAGATCGAACGATCTAAATAACTGAGTCACATCGTACATCCAAAATTCATTTGAAGCCATTTTTGAAGGATGATTATAATATCGCGACAATCATGTATCTTTTTTTACAGGCTTGCACGTCTTCCTATGCTCATGCATAACCCCACAATGGCACACTGAGGTGTCTTGACGATTTTGAACGCTAACGTGTACCTGTCAAAATTCTTAAGGTTTGCGTTCATATCAAAGTTTGTTGATATGAAACTAAGGACCTGGGAATTTCCTATTTCTCTGTGATGACACATTTCTGTGTTTGGACGACATCTTTGGTTTTATTCAAAAGTGCCTTTATGAACCCCTCGTCAGTGATACCCTTACTAGCCAACAGGTCTTTAATTTTAGACTCATAATTCTTCTTTCCTAGAGGGATTTTTCTATCTTTCTTTTCAAGTTTAAGGTATGTATGATCATCCAGCCTAATTCCTTCTTGCATCGTCTCAACCAAATAATTCTGTATCTCTCTTTTGATTTCCTTTTCCACTTTACGCTGTTCCAGAATTGCCTTCTTCACATGTCCCATCCTCTCCCTAACCATTATTAATCGGCGTACTGTGTTTGTAATATTACTCATGGTTTTTTACACTACCCTCATTTCTTAAGTCTTGTAAGCATGTCTTGTGCAATTTTTTCATTCTCATGTTTCTCCATATGTTTGTTCAAGAAATTATATCCTCATGTTCTCCATCTGGTCCACCAGCTCACCCTCGTTTATCCCAGCCAATCTCATCACCTTTTTCCTATACTTACCTATCTTCTCAGATATGGTAGGATCCCCTGGGTTCTCTTGCAGCTGTCTCGAATAGTTGGCCAATTTTCTAGTTATCTCTTTGATCAGCTCATCCTTCTTAGATAGTTGGTCTCTGCTGTCTTCCAGTTGGTCTCTGTTGTATTCCAGTTGGTCTCTGTTGTATTCCAGTTGGGCTCTGTACCCACGCTCACGCTCCTGATACCCATGCTCACGCTCCTGATACCCATGCTCACACTCCTGGAAAGACCGGATACTCGCGTACGCCGCATCAAGCGCTCTCTTCAGACTGCATATATGATCATTTATTACAGGTGTGATTTCATCTTTTGAAAGATCAACTTTATCTTTTCCCAATTTTACATTACACCATTTAATCTCTTCACTTATATCATCAATCAATCTAAATCTATTAAACCCATCCGCATGAGGATTGAATCTATAAAACGAACAGTGCAATTCTCTATCTATATCATTTTGACGCTCTTGTTCGTATGTTTGGTCTCTATCCACATGTCCGTATTCATCACATTCAATTGATAACTTAACCTCGGGAATGTACAGATCTATTCTATACGACTTGACTCGATATTGTTTGATACATTCATATTGAGGAAATGATTGTACAATATAATCAATGGTTTCTTGCTCTTTGGATGGGAAAATAACATTTAGATGTACAAACTCTTTAATAAAAGGGTTATCTAAGAACCATTGTATATTGTATATGTTTAGACTTCTTGATCTTTGTAGGACCTTTTTGAGTCCTCTACATGTAAAGAACAACTTTTTGTTATTTCCCTCCTTCCCATCAACTACGTATAGAATCTCAAAGTCTTCATTTTTATTATAACCTCTTTCATTTTGGACACCATCAACCAGGTTCTCCATCTGAAACGCTCTCGCTACATCTTTCCCCTTGAACCTGATCTTATCCTCATGACGCTCACCTCTTACTTCCACTTCGTATACATTTCCGTCATCGTCTGTTAACTTCTCTTCATCAGTCAGCTCCAAGATAGGAGGTGCGTCTCTGGGTTCACCAGGGTTTGCAGCCTCAGGCGTCTCAATGAATTGGTCAAACCAGTCTTTCTTGATAAGGATTTTGGATCGCAGATATGTGAGGTTGCTGGGTTCATACGAGTCGGTCTTTTTTATGTATTTGACGATAAAATGTTGATTGTTCGGTATGTTGTGCTTGGTAACGATTCCTTTGACAGACCTAACACCTCTGAAAAGGGATGGGTGCACAGTCTTGAGATCGTTAGCTAAGTAGGTCTCGTGCCCGTTGTAGTTGATTGTTTGTGGGTGATTGGAAGCCATTTATTCTAAGACGTGTGAGTTCGAAGAAAAAATTCAATTTATATGATGTCTTCAAGGGCGAGGTCAGCTTCTATGTAAAGAGGTACACTCATATCAGTTTATGTAGGAAACCTACATCACAAATCGGTCAACTATGTTGTCAACGGTTGGTTCAATGTACAACTGGTCAAGCATTTCGCTAGCGAGGATGTATTTGACGGTTCCATGTATGTGATAAATGGAATCCTTTCTGCTCAGGTATGCCTTCTTTTCATTTATGAGTTTTTCTAATCGATTGCTAAGGTATTGCATGCGTTTGTGCGTACCCCTCTGCTCGCTCTGATTACCACCGACAAATATACGAATCACATCCTGTATATCGCCAAAGAACTCAAATGGGGGGAACTTCATGTTATCTTTGAGGCGGATAGGTACAGAACTCTTTATATTTGAAGGACAGGTGATTTCGTTTCTAGTTGCACTTATCTTTTTTAATGAGCTATCATACCAGTCAATGGACCTCCAGGAACCATACACTGAAATAGGTTTCCAATAGAGATAACTTCCATCCACCTCATTTGTCGAGCGCATCACTTCAGCGTTCCTATTCCCGTAGTAATTTGTTAACGCGTAAGCGGGTGATAGGATTTCAGAGACACCAAAATCGGCAATGTACGCGATAAATCCAGCGTTTTTAACAAAGTAGGATTTACCCCCAATTACATATTCGAAATAACCACCCGGTTTGACCACCTGAATAAAAATGTTTGAAGATTTAATGTCCCGATGCCATATGCCATAGTAGCGATGAATCGCATGCACTGCAATAAGCATTTGATACAACACGCTCAACTGCTGGTCAAACTGTTTAATTTGTGTACGTTTCAGATCCGTATCCATCGATTCCATGAAGGTAACGTAGCAGGAGCTTGATGCTGACTTCCTATAATGATCTTTGATTAAGCATCCATCGCACATGGCCATGTTGTAGACGTAAACGAAATTGGGACATTTACGAGTCAACAGGAGTTTGTTGATGAGGTCTAGGATCTTATTTTCTCGTGGGTATGACTTTTTATTCAAGCTCTCCCATTTCTGATTCTGCTTGGTAGCCTCTTTAAGGACTTTTTTTTCATCATTATTTAAGTAGGCCTCTTTGATGACGAGCTGTTCACCTTCTTTGACGAGGGTAGCTCTATACACTTGACCGAACGATCCTTTTCCAATTTTGACTATATTTGACAAGTTGGCTCTAAATGCTGGAGCGTTGGCGCCTGTAAGGCACACGTTCCATTGATCTGTTTTGATTGACCTGATTGCATTGTTGATGCGGAGACCCTTCTGAAGACGTTGTGAGAACCATGACGTTTGTGGTGCATCGGTTGGCGGACCACAGGTATCTTCATACAATTTATAAATCTTCCCTAGCGGATCGATAGAGGACCCCGTTGCAGGGTCCGTTGTTGGATCATTCTTCCATTCATCACAATCGTCTTCAATATACATGTATTTTTTTTGATAGGCAGGGCCTAGTTTTAATACAGAGCCTAGTTTTGGTAGTCCTGGAGATGCTGGTGATGCTGGTCTTCTAATACGCCGAGAACCTGGAGAGCCTAATTTTGGAATACCTGGAGAGTCTAGTCTTCCAATGCCTCTGCAGCCTGGAGAGCTTAGCATTATTGGAGACCCTAGTTTTGGATAACCTAGTTTTTTTTGAACCAACTTTGGAGATGCCAAAGTTGGAAATCCTCCACACTCTTTCTCAAGTTTCAAGTATGTGGGTCCACCAATCTTAATTATCCTACCAGTATCTGGGTTTATGTTTGGATTTATGTACCAGTTTAAACATTTGGGCGAGTAGTGAACGCGTCGGATAGGTGGTTTTGGAGCGTCTGAGCATTCAACTTCCAGATCTTTGTATACTCTACCTGTTGGTTTGATTTTACGACTTGTCCTTGGGTTAATTAACCTATTCTTTTTCCATTGATTACATATATCCATTTTTACTTTCATAAGATATTGATAAACGGTTCTTATTGATCAAACATCTGTATATCAATTGGATCTGATCTAAACATCCTTATTAGTCTTTAAAAAAAGATGTCTTTGCAACTAACTGCTGAGCAAAAAGAGAAGCTATGTAAACTGGATGAAGAGATGAAGCGGCGGAAGGAATATTCTGAGAAGAGTCGCTCACGTCGTGAAGCATCGTCAAAGGCCACCGGGATTCCTATGAATATTGTTGAAATGGACGTTATTAGGATAGGAATCTTATTAGGGTTAATAAAAAAGAAATCTATACTTGAAGGTAAGGAGCCCAACACAACAGGGTCACTTATTAGTATGTTTCTCGGTGATGAAGACAAGTTTAACATAGACCGTTCCA